CGGTCATACCCAACACCGGGGACTCTCGTGAGAGAGTTTTAGTGCTGGGTCCTGTCTTGTTAGGGACAGGAATCCTTGTAGATAACTCGTGAGAGTTACATATTTGGATACATACGTTTAATCTGGCGGAATTCCTCCAGTTTTTCGTATATTCGCTTACTGATGTTGGCTGACGCCATAGGCAAGACATCCTTGTTTCTCACAAGGAAGGCTTGATCAGAAGTGGGAATAGTCAATGCTCGCATGAGCAGTGGCCAATCCCCATTTCTAAAAGTGTCAATCTCCCAAGCAGTTCTATTTAACTTGAGATACATTTCTTCAATCAACCCATAAACATTTAAGGGTGGAACGAAGTATGGTCAAGTCATGTTTTCCATAAATGGAAGTTCAGGACTTGTCATTCATGTAACTAATGTTTCTGCGAATGCTCCTAAAGGCTTACCATTACGGTTAGACTTTGGATCATTAGCATCAACAAAAGCTTCCATGCATGCTCTCTGGAAAATATAATTAGCTTGGTCATCTGTGAGCTTATACTCGAAATCCCTGGATTCCTTAAGCTGTGTTAGCTTATTTAATGCTTCCACGCCTTGGAGATCTCCCCTCATAACAGAGGTGACAATCTCACACACGGCTGTCTTTTCTCTAAGAACCCGTCGAAAACGACCGGGTTTCTTAGTTAATTCAGCCCAACCAGATACAACGCTAACAATTCCTTTAGTTGATCGTCATCCCTTGGTCGAAAGAGTTTGTAAGAAATTAACTGATAAGTTATATCTATTACAAACTTCTCTTCAACCACCCACGGAAAACGGACTTATCTCTTCGCCTTTGTGAATTCAGCGTTTAGCGAATTCAAAGGTGTGATCGCTGGTGTGGGTTTTACTCACACTAACTTCTACACCAAGACTTGAAATAATGTCCTTGTACTCCATGGCTATATCCTTATCAGCGATTACAATATCATCGCCAAGAAGGACGTAACGGGCTGACTTTCAGTCTCTACGAAGTCTTTTACAAGCAAGGTACACCACAAAGTGGTGAGCCACGCTGAAGGAAGCCCAGCTGGAGTAAAACCCCATTGGATTTCCGACTTCATATTTGACACTGTCAGAACTGTTATTTCCCTTTTGGAACGGATAATCAACCATTATCGAGACTCAGTCCTTTATTTGTTGCTCATCGAAATGAGCCCCAAATAGAGTCTGAATCGCGAGAATAGGAAACCGATCTGTAGCATTGGAGAGATCCATGCTATAGAAAGGTCCTTGGTTGATATCCATCTTACTTAGGAATTCAGATTGATTGAAAGTACAATCCTGATTAATCCTTCTCAATACCGAAAACAAATAGGTATGAAAAGGTTTAAGAACGGTTTGACTGAAGTAATCGCCGATGGCGATAACTCTAGTCTTACCCTCTTTATCAGGAATACCGACAATCTTTCTAAATGTACCTGATCTTTTTGTGGGAAACAGAGATCTCCAGTATTTGGAGTATTCAGTTTTCAGCAAATGATCAACTCTTTCAACAAAGTCGGGTCCTGCAAAGGACTTTAACGATGTTAAAAGAGATTGAGGGAGTGCACTTAAATCAGTTCACCAACTCCATAAACCGTGTCCGTTAGGACCCATGTTTGTGGTTAGGTGAAACTGCCTAAAGTGTAACCTCTCAGGTTTACATTTGTTCCTGAGGCCGATGGCTCTTCAGAATCCGTGACGGTGAGTATTCATTTCCTGCAAGATATTTGCCAACTTCTCTGAGCGGTTGGGGGCAGTAATGCTCTCATAGTCCGGAGAAACCGGGAGTTCAAGGGCCCTCGTACTATATAGCAATGTCAGGAGCCAGCGCTTTTCAGCGGTGGAACCACGTCTTGCTATTCGTAAGAGTTCAGGTCCAATGCGGAGAGGTAGTCAGTCATCAGTAAGCTGTACAAGATCTGATTTGTCAGTGAGTGGTTGTCCACTCAAGTGTCTCGTTACATATAACCTAGCCGCTTTCGCGGTTTTGATCATAGTGGCGATACCCCGGTTGTTTCCAACCTTGACAAGTCATTTTAAGTACTGCGTACCCTTACTACTAAGGTTTTGTTCGAGACCGAAGTGTTCTTCAAGAAGAACACCACAGTTTCGAACCAGACTAAAGTAGGAAGACAACCTCTTCTCAACTTTAATTCTCTGAAACTCCCTTTTTGGGAGGCGAGGGCCAATTAATGGTATCCTCGTTTTAGAAATTACTTTCTGATTAGATGGTTTCTTCATATTTAGCTGTGTTTGACTACAGTTAGATATTAGGGTTGGGTGTCAAGCCAAGCCGAGAGATGACTCTCCTATCTAAAGGACCCTAGTCCAAAATCTCTCACGAGATCCCCCGGATTAGGGTATGACCGTCATTTGACG